ACATTAAAGAATTCTTACAAATCAGAAGACCAAAAGGAGATCCAAACCGTCAGTGTTTAAACCTACACCAATGCGTATCAGTGGATGATAAATTTATGCAGAGATTGGAGCACAGAGACCCTGAGGCAATGGAGGTTTGGGTAGAAATACTTAAATCAAGAGTTGAGACAGGAGAGCCTTACATTATGTTTAAGGATAATGTTAATAATGCAAACCCTCCTGCATATGTTAAGAATAATTTAGACGTAACAATGACTAATATCTGTTCGGAGATTGCATTACATACTGACGAAGAGCATTCATTTGTTTGTTGTTTATCTTCTTTGAACTTAACGAAATACGAAGAGTGGAAAGATACTGACTTAGTTGAAACAGCAATCTACTTCTTAGATGGAGTATTAGAGGAATTCTTAGTTAAGACAAACGGAAAAGAATCTATGATTAGATCTCATCGTTCAGCTAAGAAAGGAAGAGCATTAGGATTAGGAGTTTTAGGATGGCATACATTCTTACAATCAAAAGGAATTCCATTTACATCTATTGCAGCTACTTCTTGGACAAATAAGATCTTCTCACAAATTAAATCACAAGCAGAAGCAGCTTCTAGAAAATTGGCTGAAGAATACGGAGAACCAGTTTGGTGTAAAGGAACAGGAATGAGAAATACTCACTTACTTGCAATTGCACCTACAGTATCTAATTCAACAATCTCAGGAGGAGTATCAGCAGGTATTGAACCAATCCCGGCTAACGTTTATACGTTTAATTCTTCTAAAGGTACTTTCATTAGAAAGAATCCAGTATTGGAAGAGTATTTAGACAAAAAAGGACATAACTCAGAAGAGGTATGGCAACAAATCCTTAAAGATAGAGGATCAATCGCTAACCTACCGGAAGACGTTATGCCATTTGAAGACAAAGAAGTATTTTTAACTTTTGCAGAGATTAACCAATTGGCTCTAGTTGAGCAAGCAGCAATCCGAGGCAAGTACATAGATCAAGCTCAATCATTGAATTTAGCATTTGATCCAGGTGATAGCCCTAAATTCATAAACCTTGTTCACCAGACAGCTTGGAAACTTGGATTAAAAACGTTATATTATTTAAGGACGGACAGCGTTATTAATGGGGATATCGCGAGTAGAACTAGTACTGATTGCACTTCATGTGACGGGTAATGCGATGGCTGAAAACATAAAAAGAGCCTATTTATAATAAAGGCTCTTTTAATATGTTTAATATTTACGAAATAAGGAATACTGTAACAGGATTTAGGTATATTGGTTGCAGTAAGAATCTTGAAAGAAGGTGGAAAGAACACAGGAGACACCTCTTACAGGGCATACACCACAGCGTACATTTGCAAAATGCTTGGAAAAAGTATGGAGAATACGCTTTTGACTTGAAAATACTTTTAGAATGTCCTTCAGAAGATATTATGTTTTTACAGGAAAAAAAATTGATTGAAGAGGGAGAAGACCTGTATAATATAGCTAAAGGAGGATTAGGAGGAGATAAGATAAGTGATTTGTCTGAAGAACAGTATGAGTCCTTTTTAGTTAACTGCTCTAATGCACAAAAGCTGAGATATGCAGATCCTGAAGAAAGAAAGAAAGCAAACTGCTTTAAAGGATTGACACAAGAGGAAAGAGATCAGAGAATTAAAATCTGGAGTGAAGCTAAACTAGGATCTAAAAATAATAAATACAAATACGATAAACCAGTTTTACAAATTGACAGAAGTACAGGAAAAATCGTAAAAGAATGGAAAGATGTTTGTGAAGCATCTTATGCCGGATTTGAAAGAAGGTATATAATATCTTGCTGTAAAGGAAAAAAAGGGTATAATAGCCATAAAGGTTTTATTTGGAGATGGAAAGATTAAATAAAAAACAAAAATTATGATATACGTAATTGCAGCCAGCTTATCTGTAATAGCAGGATTGATCTACATGCTAAACATGCTTAGAGATGAAATCAAAAGGCTTGAAGACATTATAGTTGAAAAAGAATTAGAATTAGTTGAAGAGATTAAAAAAGCTAGAAGAGATTCTAAATTTAGATCCTCAGCAGTTAATTGGGGAAAGAGTATAGAACATTTTGTTCCTTTCATGACTAAGTTTCCACTACCGCCAGAAGATGTAGTATTCCTTGGAATGCCTATTGACTATGTAGGGTTTACAGATACGGAAAGTGCAAAGAAATGTGCAGTACATTTCGTAGAAGTTAAAAGTGGAGTTTCTTTTTTATCTACTAAACAAAAAAACATTAAAAAAGCTATTGAAGAAGGAAGAGTAGTCTTTCATGAGATTGCAGTCGATTCAAATCGAGCAGAGATCATAGAGGAATAGCTATTTATATTAAATGAGTATATTAGCCAAAATACGCAAATTGTTATACCCTCTACTAATACTAGGGGGTATTTTATCTATGCAAGGGCAGACCTTTACATATTCAGGATATATCTATGGCTCAAACGCAACAGGTATATCAGGAGTGCCGGTTTACCTTTATAGTAGAACAACTCCTGCTATGACAGGATTTACTGCACAAACAAACTATAACGGGCATTCATATTATAGATCAACAGGTACAGCAACTTGGACAGCTGCTAAAGCTGCTTGTGAGGCAATGAACGGACATTTAGTTACAATGTCTAATGCTGCTGAAAACACATTTGTATTTAATACATGGTCATCAGGTTGGATTGGATACTACCAAGATAGAGTAGCAGGATTTGCTTATTCAGAACCATTAGGAGGATATAGATGGACAGAACTTCCAGTGTCAAATGGATTACAGGCCGACTATGATGTAGCTTCCTACACTTCAGGAACAACTTTAACAGATATTAAAGGAGCAGTTAATACAACACTCTACAACTCACCTACCTATTCAAGTACCGGAGGAAAGTATTTAACTTTCAATGGAACCAATCAATATGGTATAACAAATAACTTAGCTTCTAAAGTAACTGGTAATACAGTAACTCTAATGGCTTGGGTTTATCCAACAGGTAATGGAGTTATAGTAACAGAGTTAGGAACAGGTAGCACATCTTCAGGATGGCATGATTCGCAAATTGAAATAACTGGAGGTAACACTTTAAGAGTGGCAATTTGGAATGGAAATAGTGTCTCTTTAAATACACCAATCACTTTAAATACTTGGAACTTAGTTGGATTTACTTATGATGGAACAACTCTAACAGGGTATAAAAACGGAGCAAGTTTTGGAACCGTAACAACTGCAAGACAAAATCCTGTTGCAAACGGAAACGGATTATATTACGGAATAGGATTAACCGAAACCACAAACCTAGGATCAGGAGCTTATGGAGCTTTTAGATTAGGAGACTTTCAAGTTTTTGATAGAGGTATAACAGCAGATGAGGTAAACAGAATGTATAACCTTTATGCTTATAGATATGGAATTTACCCTTACTCAAACTGGAATCCAGGAGAACCTAATGATTCAGGAGGAGAGGATTACACACAATTTGTTAGTGGAGGGAAATGGAATGACTTAAATAATAGTAGCTCTTTAAATTATGTATTAGAATTTGATTACATAGTAGATTACACCCCTTGGACTTTATTAAGTACCTCTGTAACAGATGCCACAGGAAAGTATTCATTTTCAAACTCAACTAACCCTTCAGTAGAATATTATATTACATTTAATGTTCCTGCACCAGTAACACCGGCTCTTTCAGATGGAACAACTTGTAATAGTATTGTAGTAGGAAACACAGCATTGAAAGCAGTAGACTATTTTAGGTTTGATGCAAATGGAGATAACAGACTTACAGTTTCAGACACATATACTATAATGGCTAAAAAATCAGGATTGATTTCTTCATTTACTCCAACACCTGTTAGTAGAATTTTAACTTCAGCAGAATGGTCAGTTATTAATCCTTCAACATCAAATTTAAGAGGAACTTACCCTGGATTGCAAAGTGTAACAATCAATACACCTGTATCAGGAGGTAGTTCAAATTACTATATTACAAGATTAGGAAACACCAATTAATTAATATTTATAAAAAGGTATGAGTGCTTTAGCACCTGGTTATATTAAACAATTAACTTAAAAACAAAAAAATGAAAAAAATTCTTTTAGTTTTAAGTATGTTTATAGTAGTGATCACGGGCTTTGCACAACAAGTTGCACCTGATAACACTAAACCATACTTAGTATTTGACGCAAGTTACAACTTAGCTCCTATCTCATCAGGGACAAACACACAAGTTGCAATTTATTACAGCAATCTTAATTCAACAGCTATCAAAGCAGTTCAGTTTAGATTCTGGTATGACAAAACCGTTTTTGATGCTCCAACAGTAACATATACTGGAACTGAGACAAATAACGTATTTAATTCAAAAGTAAACACTACAGAAGGAAACGTAACAGTTACTTGGGTGTATACAGGATCAAACGCTTCTTTTAATATTGCCAATGGAGCAATGTTTAATGTATCTTTACCATTTAAAGCAGCTTATACAAATGGTGCAGTATCGGCAATGTCATTTTCTGGAGCAACAGCATTTACAGCTTATGGTACTCTAGCAGCAGGAACTGATACAGCATTAGGATTACAAAACTACGGAGGTGCATTTACAGAGCCAGTATTTAACTATGCAGCTACATTCCTAAACAGTCCAACTAATCCTTCAACAGGTATTCCAGTTATCTTACAAAAATCTTCAAACGGAACAACTTGGTCAGATGTAATGACAGTTAATACATTATCAACAGGAGTAGCATCATTCACAACTAACCTAGATCAAAACTACTGGCAAATTAGAATAAAAGTAGCTCCAGGTATAACAGCTCCAGGTGCTTTATCAACTGCAGATGCAGATATGATTGCTCAAATTGCTACAGGATTACAAACACCGACTGGAACTCAATTCTATACTGCTAACCCTAACCAAGCAAACGGAATTACAATTTCAGATTCATATACAGTATTCTCTAGATTGGCTCAGAACTTATCAGCATATACAGCAACTCCTGACATCCTATTCTTTACAGAAGCTCAATACAATACAATTGCAGCATCTACAACAGATCAGTCAGCTACAATTCCAGGACAATCAACTTTCCTATCAGCTAACATCAATAATACAACAGCAGCTAACTACTACTTACTTGTATTAGGGGACGCAAACGGAACAGGACATAATTAAGATGTTACGCTATATACTCATAGCGTTATTATCAATAAACTCACTTTACTCCCAGGTACAATTTCAAGTGCCTGGGATTACTGTGACCCCTGCTAATACTATAGACTTACCTGTAACCATTCAAACAAATGGAAATACATTAGGGAGTTTAGAGTTTGCAATAAATTATGATCAAACAATTCTACAATTCTCAGAAATAGTATTATCTGAAAAGACACAGACTTGGTTGACATATGTAATGGATACCGGAAGTGGAAAAGTAAGATGGGGTGGTTACGATAAAACACATGGTCAGCACTCTATTAATACACCTACTGAGTTATTTATATTAAAATTTACAGTAATAGATCCAAACTGGGTGACTACTCCAATTACGGTTGGAAGAAAAACAGCAGGAGATGTTCAAGGATGGGATATAGCCGTGACAAATACAAACGGGTATATAAATTATAACAAAACAGGATTACCTGTAAAAGATACTGTAATACAAGGTATTGTACATCCAAACCCTACAGATGGATTAGTAACTGTAGATATAGTAGCACCAGTAAGCGGTTACTACGTAATAACAGTATTTAGCCTAAACGGAGCAGAACTAAGAAGAAAAGTAGAGCGATATATTAAAGGAGTAAACATATTGGAAGAGGACTTAACACCTTACCCAAGTGGTACCTATTTATTAAATATAACAACAGGGAATTTTACCCAAACATTTAAAATTTTAAAAAATTAAAGCTATGTCAGAAGAAAACAACGAAGGCGGATTATCAGGATTGAAAAAAACAATCATAGGAACATTAGGAACTGTTGTAACAGCCGGAGGAGTATGGTTAACAACTCACTTAGGTGGCGGTGAATCAACAGATAAAGAAGAAGTAAAAACAGAACAAGCAGCACCTGCTCCAGCAGCTGCAGCACCTGTTGTAATTAATTTACAGAATAATAACACCAATCAACAAAAACAACAGTCAAACAATTCAAATGCAGCTAAAGCAGCTCCTGTTCAACAAACAGCTCCTGTTCAACAAACAACACCAGCAGCACCAGCTCAAAAAGAATCATGGTAAGAAAAGTACTTTAC